ATGAAAAGCCTAGCAACCTGCACTGGACGCTGGGCGGTCCTTGGTGGCACGCCTACGCAGATACCCCGTATGCCGACGTGTGGCGGGAAGAACTGCGTAGCCTGTTGAACGAGAACGGTGATGAACTGACCGCAGCAGCGGTCTTGATGCACACGGCTCAAAAGCACCATGATGCTGCGCGGGCTACTGAGGCGGCATCAGCATGAAAAATGAAGAATGGTTAGACATACCCCACCCCCGCACTTTCGCTTGCTCGGATGAGGGGAGTTGGCCCACTGCATACACTATGGCTGAAGCGTTAGTGTCCTGGGCTTCAGCAAAGCGTGTGCCCGATCGGATAGTCTGGGCGTTATATGGCGGCGATTTCAGCCGTATTCTCCGGCAGATTTCAACCTCTACTAACGGACAAGTGAACCCCTCATCTCTGTGGAACCTGTATCAATTAGTCCTGAGTACGTCGGGTCCTGTGTGTGAAGTGGGCGTGTATCGTGGCGCGTCGGCGATGATATTGGCGCGTATGGACCCTGACGTATGGCTAGTAGACAGCTTTGAAGGGCTGAGTCCGCCAATACCGGCGGACGCTATGCGGGCTGATGACGGACTAGCGCACTGCTCACACGGTAATTTTGACACGTCCCTAGACGAGGTAAAGAAACGCCTACCGACGGCTAACATAATCAAGGGGTGGGTGCCTGAAGCACTAAACGATTTACCGGACAAAAAATGGGGTCTAGTGCATATAGACTTGGACCGCGCCGCCCCTACCCGCGCCGCCATAGAATACTTCAAAGACCGAATGTTACCGGGGGGTGTCATTGTTGAAGATCAACTCGTAAGCACTATCTACCCCGGCCCCGCACGCGCTTGGCGCGAATCGGGACTTGAGATACACGTACTACCCACAGGGCAGGGAGTGTATTTCGCCTAGAGGCTATAATGAATATCTAATCTCGGTACAGGTATCGCCATGAGTACGTTAGGCATCATGCGGACGCGCATCGCGTCGGAAATGAAACGCGGAGATATCTCCGCTGGCGCGACAACCGTTATCGACGCCATCGTGTCGGCTATCAAACACTTTGAGAACGAGCGGTTCTTCTTCAACGAGTTCAACGACACCACCACGTCGGCGTCAGCGTCCGTAACCTACCTATCGCTCTCGGCCTTCGGCATCAATCTGGTGTCTGTGGACACCATGAAAGCGGTTATCGGCACCCGTGACTATGCCCTGAGCAAAGAACCCTGGGCTGAGATAGACGGTAAGGACTCTGGGCAGTATTACGGCTACCCGTCGAATTATGTGTTTCACTCCAACACTGTGCGCCTATACCCACCCCCAGCGGATAACTACCTGCTGAAAATAGCGGGGGTGCGCCAGCTCATGGAGGTGTCCGCTGCCGCTGCTGACAGTGCGACCAATGGCTGGATGACAGATGCCGAAGAAATGATACGACTGCACGCCAAGGGGAATCTGTTTCGCGATCAACTCCGCGCGCCGCAGCAAGCTGACTACTTTTACGCCGCCGCTGAGCGGTGCAAGAACAAGGTCAAGAAGCGGGGCCGCAAGATGCAGGCGACGGGACGCGCACGGAAGAGGTACTAACGGATGTTTTTCCCTTTGCTGGGCTACGCCCCTGACGCAGACCCCACCACGCCTGGCGTGTTGGTGGATTGCGACCTACTCATCCCCACACTGAAAGGGTTCAAAGCTTTGCCGGGCGACTCAAACGCGGGGATAACCGCCGGGCCTAGCGCGGTCGCCAGTATGTTTACCATGCGTAACCTCGACGGCACCAACCGGATTTTGGCCGGAACGGAGGGTTCCGCCTCGGCTAAAACTGCCAGTTTGTACGACGTGAACGCCAGCGGGTGGACGAATCGCGATGGCGCGGGTGGGCCTTATACCGCCACAGGCTCGATGCGGTGGTCGTTCGCGACGTATGGCGAGCAGGTATTGGCGGCGCAGAAAGGCACCGGACTGCTCAAATCAACTGCCCCCAGCACCGACTTCACCGCTGTGGCGGGGGCACCGCAAGCCAGCATCGTCATATCTGTGCTGGATTTTTTGATGGCTTTCAACACAACTGAGGGGACGTATGGCGACTCACCGAACCGCTGGTGGTGCTGCGCCGCCGGTAACATTGATTCTTGGACGGCAGACGTTGCCACCCAAGCAACCACTGGACTACTCACCGACGGAGATGGGGGGATTGTCGCGGCTGGGCGCGTGGGTAGTAACGTGGTCGCTTTCAAACCCCATTATGCCTACTTGGGCCAGTACGTGGGTGCGCCGCAAGTTTGGTCGTGGGTGCGGATACCCGGAGACGGAATAGGCGCGTGGTCGCATCACTCGCTGGTCGACGTTGAAGGGTTGGGCGTCTTATGGCCTGGACGGGATAATTTCTACCTGTTTGACGGTACACGGGCGGTAGCACTCGAAAACGATGTGGCGGAGACGTTCTTGGCTGATCTCGACATATCGCAGGCGCAAAGCATGGTGGGTTATCACGACCGCTCAGGTTGGAGGGTGTACTGGTGGTATCCCAGCAACTCAGGTGGGGCCGGTGACGGCACGCTTGACCGTGTTGTGGTGTTCAATTACCGCAGCAAGAAGTGGGGGTTTGGTGCTAAGACGGTGGCATACCCGTTTGAGTATCTTGAGCCGGGCATCACGTATGACGACCTGGGTTCGTTCTATGCGACTTGGGATGATCTACCCGTCTCACCTTACGATAACGCTTTCAAGACGGCAGGCACGCACGCCCCAGGTTTTGTAGGCACCAACAACATCATTTACAAGATGGAGGGGGAGGGTAACAACTGTTCTTACAAGACTGGATTTGCGGGTCAAGATGGATTGATTATGCACTCAAAGCGCTTTCGCCCCAGGTTTATGACCAAGCCTTCAACCGGGGAAATGACCCATTTATACGCCGACAACGTGGGTGACGCCACAGCGAGTGTACGCACTGCGGTGGCGGCTCGCGCGCTGGTAGATGGCGCGTTTGATAGTGTGTTCGCTGCCCGCTGGCATCAGGTGGAGCATCGCTACACAGGGTCGATGGAAATAACCGGGCTGGATGTCGAGATGGAACCGGATAGCGAGGAGTAATGGAACGCATACCCGCAGGTGTTGTACTACCCAATCGTATGGACCCGCTCTTACGGGCCGAGCTGACAACGTTATTCAACAAGTTGATCAAGCAGGTGAACTGGACTGCTTATGACGCCATAACCGTCACCACCGGGCAAGGTATCGCGCACGATGTCGTACTAGCCGACGCATCAGCGAGCGCTGTCACGCTGGTACTGATCCCCGCAGCGCAGTTTTTTGACCGCGAAATGAGGATAAAGAAGATAGACACGTCCGCGAACAAGGTGCTTTTAGCCGCTAGCGGGGCCGAAAAAATAGACGGTACAGCCACGGTTACTATTGCAGCGCAGTACGACGTGATGCGCCTAATAAGTGACGGCATGAACTGGTACAAAATGTGACGTACACCGCCATGATCCTAGATCCGCGCAACCTGCACGACGTGTGGGAAGACGTGGCACCCGATGTGGATGAATGCCGAGGGCATGACCGCGATGAAGTGTGGCTAGAGGATGTGTATTCCTCCATTAGAGCGGGTAATGCCCTGCTTATGGTGATACGCGACGACACCGGGGGGTACGCCGGAATGGCGGTTCTGGTGCGCCAAACGGACCCGTTCAACCCCAACAATCGCACGCTGCACGTCTGGTACACCAACACCCGCGCCAAGGAAGCGACGGCAGCAGGACTGGCGTTTGCCGAGGAACTGGCCCGGCGAGAAGGGTGCGCTATGGTAACATTCAGAGGGTATAAAGCAGAGTTTGAGCGGTGGGGCGAGCGCTTGGGTTTTGAACTAGGTGACGTTGAAATGCGGAAGGTGCTGTAATGGGTAAGGGTGGCGGTGGCGGTGGCGGCGGGCAGACTTCCCAGCCTCATCCGTTTGTTATGCAAGCGGTTCAAGATTTTATGGGTCGCGCTCAAGGGTTATCGCAGCGACCATATAACCCGTATCCAGGGCAGCGAGTTGCCGATCTAACCCCAACACATCAGGCTGCGCTTGAGGCTGGTCGAGAGGATATGACCTCCACCCTCCCCAACGCGCAGAACATATTGTCGCGGTTCACCAGCGGCGGGATGAACCAACCCGCCTACATACACCCGTTCTTGAGCGGTGATGTCGGATCAGGCGGGCCTAATAACTTCTACTCACCGATGCCGTGGGGCGGCGGTAAAAGCGGTGCCGGGGAAGGCTTGGACCCTAGCGCTGCGATGGCTATCGCCAGTGGTGCCGCTGCGGCTCCTCCTCCCGCAGCCATTTCGGGTATACCATCTGCCGCCGCACCACAACTTTTTCAGCCCACACCTCAAATGAGTCAAGTACCCCCCGCTTCTCAGGGAGTCTTGACGTCTCGTCGAGGGGGATCGGGAGATTCCATGTGGATGCGCGGACACCTCGATCGGTACGCGCCTTCGGCAGCAGGTCCCGCTAACGACTTGATATCCCAGGGGCGTTGGGACAACCACTTAAACGCATACAGCGGGGGGCCTTTCCCCGGCACATCACCGTATAACTTGGACGACCGCCCGTCGAGGGGGGAATTTCAGGAGTTACTAAGCCGCATTGAAGGCCCAGGAAACCCGCACTAATGGCTAAGAACGGTAACAACGCATTCAACTCCGGCCCTGGCGGGAATCAGTTTCTCGATCAGACATTCGAGCGCGGCGCGGACATGGTGCAGGGGCGCATGACCAACTCCGTAGCTGGGCAAGGTTTATCCAACAGCGGCGTACAGCAGATGTACGGTCGCGACCTCAACGACCTGGCTACCGGCATCTACGGCGGAGCGTACGAAAACAACCAGAATCGTCGCCTGCAATCAGGCATGGCGATGAGCGGGATGCAGCAGCAAGCCCGCGAGAATGACCTGAACCGTATGTTCCAAGGCGCGATGGCGTCACCGGGCATGGCGAATCAGATTGCTCAGTTTGGTCTGGGCATGGGCGATGTCGAGCGCGACTTCAACCAGACGACCATCAACGATGCCATCGGGCAGTGGGAATCGGCGCAGAACTACCCATACCGCAGCCTTGACGCCTTCGGGCAAGCCATTGGCATGGGTATGGGCGCGGGCGGTCAGGTAGAACCTACATACGGCGGTGGCGGCGGGAAGGGTATCTAACATGGGCAAAATGAGTACGTTACTGCCCTTGGCACTGGGTGCTGGTGCCATGTATGCGATGGGGCCTGCGGGGGCTGGAATGCTTGGCGGGCCTTCGGCTGGGGCGATGTCTGCTGGTGGAATGCTGGGTCCGGGGGTTGCTGACGGATTGGCGTTGAGCGGCGCTACGGGTGGTGGTGGATTTTTCGGAGGTCTTACGGGGCCGGGAAGTCTGTTTGAAGGTGCCAAACCCGTTGACTTCATGAAAGCTGGATTGGGCATGTTTGAGGGCGACCCACAGTTCTCCGGCTCGGCCCCAGGTCTAGGCGGCGGAGGTGGCGGGACGAACATGGCCGGAGCGGCTCAAGACCCGTACGCCGCACCGCCGGGCTATAACGCTGTGCAAAGTTTCAACACGCCGGGGATGCTAGGGCATTCAGGCTATAACGGAGGGCGTGTGTGATGGCTAGATTAAGCCCTTTGGGTGTTTTGCGCGGGGTTGTGGACCTATACGCGACCAGCCAGCAACGAACTAACGATAACCAGGCTAACGCTTTACGGCGCGATCTCGCTAACAGAACGGCAGATCTCGAGGAACGCAAGTTTCAATTCAAACAAGATAAGCATACCGAAAGTACCGAAGCTGCCGCCGCTCAACGACAAGCCCTAGAAGACTATCTAAGCGGTGGGGAGTCTTCAACATCGTCAACTCACGCTACGCGAGGGGCGTGGAATCAGCAGGTTACAAGAGGCACCCTGAAGTACCAAACGATGGGGTTTCCCCTCGCCCAAGCCAAACTAATGGCGGAGAACGATGCCGGTCCCCAGCCGCCGAGTGGATTGACACGCCTTGCCGGGGCTATTGGGGGTCAAATCGGAGTGGGTGGCTCCCCCAGTGTGGGCGGTTCACCTAGCGTGAGCGGTTCTCCCGGCACTGACCCTACAATCACACCAAAACAGATAAGTAGTTTAGGGGCTTTGCAGGATAACTTTGCTGCGGCTAATGGTGGCGACAGCACGCAAAGCGATTTGCGGACATTGAGGGGCGCTCAAACACGGGTAGACGTGGCAAACGCAGCGGGTGTACCCCCCGATCCGCTTGACCTGCAAGTGCTTCAGGGTAATGTAGAGCGTCCGTTAGCGGTACCACTTGAGCCGTCGTCGGAAATTAACTCCGGGGTGACGGGGGTTGTGCAAGTAGGCAAGCCCTCCCCCGGCACCGCCGCCGTCACTACCGACACGGGGCAGCTAGAAACGCGCGAACTGAAAGGCGGCGCAGCCGCAAAAGGCAGCGCTGAAGCTATGGGTGCTGCGGCTAGAACTGTTCGCGGAGGGGCGCTGCATAAGGCGAAAGTAAACGAATATGTGGGTAAAGCCTCGACCATAGCCAAACAGTGGTTTGGGTCTGGAATAACCGCGCAGGCGACTTCTTGGATTGATTCCATGCCCGCAGGTGAGTTGAGAGTGCTTACCGAGGCGGTCCAATCCGGGGCCGGGCTGAAGCGGCTACAAGAATTACGCCAGAGCGGAGGGACGCTAGGTCAGGTGACTGAAGCCGAACACGTTCTTTTGCAGCGTGCTGCGGGCATGTTAGGTAAAGTCGGGCAGAGAGAATATGCCTATGTGGGGTTTCTCAACGACTACCGCAGACTTGTTGATCGCGGCGAATTGATAGAGAAAGCCGCCCTGATCCACGACATAAAGCGCGGGCAGTACGGAGCGGGCAGCGAGCAAAAAGCGCTCCTCGCGTCACTTCAGGAAGAGATGTCTTCGGCGGGTTATCGCATACCGGAAGAAAGCGAGCTGTTGTCGACAGAGATATGGACTATGGGTGATGAGGACTTCAATGCCCTCATGCAAGCACCGCCGGAAGATGAGAACCCGCAGACTTTCACCTTATCCGACGGCACTGTGCTGCGGGTGCGGGTACAAAAGTGAAAACTTTCACGTTGGAGATACCCCAAGCCGACGGGTCAATGCGCTTGCTGGAGTCCCCGCGACCTTTCACGGCTGAAGATATTCAGCAGTTGGAAAGCGCGGGGGTGTTTAAGCCGCGATTCGAGTCTCTGGCGGATGAGTTTGAAGCAACCCAACGCCCTCTTCCTGGCCCGTATCAACCCCCACAAAGTGATGTGGCTATGCCTGAAAGCCTTCAAGGTGATCCACGAGGGCAGCAGGAATACATAAAGAGAAACCTTGAGCAAGTGACGGCTAAGCCGTCTTACGGTATGTCTGTTGCTCGGACGATACCGGGTGTTATACAGCATGGTGCGGAGGGGTTCACTCTGGGGTCGGCTGATGAGTTACTTGGAGCTCTGGCCGGACCTGACGCGCGCGAGTTGTACAACGTGCGTAAAGAGGAGTATCGAGGGAAGAACCCCGGCACTGCTATGGTGGCGGATATCGCGGGGAGTGTGGCCGGGTTGGCTACCGCCGGTAAAATGATCCCTGGTGCCACTGCGGCATTACAGAAGTCACTGCTAGCGCGCACAGGTGCGGCGGGTGGGGTAGCCGCGAGTAATCAAGTTGGGCGGGGCGAAGGATCACTAGACGATCGCATAGGCTGGGACACCGGCTGGGCTGCGGCAGAGGGTGCAGTATTCCAATTGGGTGGTGAGGCGGTTGCAGCGGCTTGGAAAAGTTTTTTGTGGCCCGCCGTAAAACACTTAGGTTCGTGGGGTGCAACACCATTCCGACGGGCGGCAAGCAAGCGCGATTCAGTGCTGCGCGATCAACTAAAAGCGGGTCAAGTAGCGTCTAAAGTAGACGACGTGCGGGCGGGGTACTCTGGGGCTAGTGTGTCTACTGAACCCGCCGTAATCGAACTTGTTAAAGAGGTGGGGGAGGAAGCGGCGACAAAGATAACCCGTAACATGGAAGCTCACGTAGCCAAACTTGGGTCTTTTGTCCGGGGCGAGTTAACCAGCACGTTTGGCGCTAAGGGTGAAGGTGGGAAAATACGGAACTACCTGCAAACCCAGGCGAAAGCTCTGGAGACTAACCTGTACACGCAGGCTAAAGACATCAAAGTTAATAATGCCGATCCTGCACTGGAGGCGGCTTGGCACGGGATACGCATTGACCCGGCATCCCTCAAGGTGGCTAAAGACCTAGCGTTGAGTAAAGCTCAAAAGTACGTGCAAGACATGGCTAAGCAAGGGACGGTCGTGCGCGTCGACCCTAAGAAAGTGATGAAGGGTATTAAACCACCCAGCACTGTGGGTGAATGGCATGAGTTACTGAAAGCCGTAAACGAGCAGGCCGGGAAGAAAGCACTGAAGAAAGGTGCTTACACCATTGGTAAAACACAAAAAGCCATGCGTGACGACTCGATAGAAGCGCTATCAAAACAGAGTCCGGTGTTCGCTAAAGCCTTGGCCCTGACGCGCGTGAATAAGCAGAGCATGGAAATGCTAGATTTGGGTCGCGATCTAGTGATGAAAATGTCACCCGAAAAAGTGGCGGAGGCTTTCACCGATTACACCACGCGATACCTCGCGAAAGCCGGGCCGAAAGACCTCAAACACCTTAACGAAACCCTGCTCGCGGGCATAAAAGACGGGCTGGAGCAGTTCGCGGAGGACAGCGCTACCCGCGCGGCAAAAATTGCTGCAAGTAGCCAGCCGGAAGTGGCCGCCGCGTTAACTAGTCGCGGGCCTAAAATAATGCAAAGTCTTCGCCGTATTTTACCCGCCCAGGCGGATAAATTCTCGAAGGTGTTGGATGAGATACATGTGATAGATGCCGGTTTGGTGTCTTTGGCTAAAGGGCTACACAGTCAGTCAGGTGTTATGGGTTCGAAAGCCCTAAAATCTAACCTGGCCGGGGGTGGTCCGTTCGCGATAGTGAAAAACGCCATCCTACGCCCGTCGCAGCAGGCCATAGACGACGCGCAGATAGTTATGTCCAGCACTACGCCTGAGTCGCGAAATATCCTCCTGAAACTGCTTGCTGAAGATGACTCTCTGCCCCAGGTGTACATTCGTGAACTGGTTAAAAACTGGCGTCTGGGTTCCCCGGCTATCGCAGGAGCGTTCGCGGCGAACAAGGTTCTAGGCGAGGCCGAATACAGTAGAGAGTACCCACAATGAGCGCTAACGAAGCACTAAACGCACTATCCACCACGCACGCGAGCAACACGCCAGCGGGTGGTGACAATATCGGCACGACGCTCGACGATGAGCTGCGTTCGAACAAAGGCAACATAGCAAGTGCTGCCCGGTGGGAGGTCACGGCTACGATCACCGCTGCCTCGACTATCCCGGTCACGGCTG